ATGGGCGTGCGCGCGGTCTTGCGAATGGTGTTGATGGGGATGTTTGTCTGGGTTGGCGTCGCCCAAGCCCAGGGCGGCGCCCCCGAACGGCTGCCCGATACCCGGGGGCTGTTCCCGGAGGGCAAGATGGTCATCGCCACCGACGACGGGCGCCATGTTCCCTTCGTGGTGGAAGTCGCCGCCGATCCCCAACAGCGTTCCTTGGGGCTGATGTACCGCCAGGAAATGCCCGCCGACGCGGGGATGTTGTTCATATGGCCCGACGCCGGAGATCGGACCATGTGGATGAAGAACACCTATATTCCCCTGGACATGCTGTTCATCGACGGTGACGGCATCGTGGTGAAGGTGGTGAGCAACACCAAGCCCCACGACTTGACCTATATTTCCTCCGAGATTCCGGCCAAGGCCGTCCTCGAGATCAACGCCGGAACGGCTCGGCTGCTCTCCTTGGGGGAAGGCGACAAGATCATCTATCCAGGCGTTGCCGCGAACCGTTAGGTCGTTGGGCGGTCGTCGATTCCGATCTCGGGTGCTTGGTCCGGATCCGGGTTGAAGCACGTCTCGGTTCACGGACTCCTGGTGGGGGCTCTTGTTTCCGCGGTCTTGCCCGTCCGGTTGATCCGTTCAGGGGGGCATAAGCAAGCCGGGACTTGCCTATTCGCCGTGAAGCCCTAGTTTCCCTCCCTGCCCAATTGGTCTCGGGGCGTAGCTCAGCCAGGTAGAGCGCTAGCTTTGGGAGTTCCCTTGCTAAGCTCGTTTCTTCTTTTCTGGCAATGCGTTAGGGTCAGCTTCCGCGACAGCTTCGGGAATTTTTCGGGACTTGGCCAATTCGAGGCCGTCCCGAAGGTCGTCGTCAAGGATGTGCGCGTACCTGGTTGTCGTCTGAATGGTCCGATGATCCAGAGCGACTTGGGTTAGCCGAAGGTTTTGCGTGACCCGAAGGAGGCGACTCGCCGCCGTGTGCCGCAAGTCGTGGAATCGGAAGTCTTCGATCTCGGCTTTCGCCAGGGCGTCTGTCCAAGCTTTGCGCCATCCGTTCAAGCTGAATGGATACCGGTCGCCCCTTTTCCGCTCGCCGCGCGACTTCATACACTCGTAGGTGAAAACGAAAATGGGGTGATGGCTCTTCTCGTTCGCGATAACCTGGAGCACGTCGGACGGAATCGGCTTTCTGCTCCGGCGGCCAGGGGCTCCGCGCGAGCCCTTCAGGGTCACGGTGAGGGTCTGGGCTTTGAGGTCGACATCTGACCAAGTCAGGCCACGGAGCCCCGAAACGCGGACGCCGAGGCGCATTGCCGCGTAGACGAGCGCGTGAAAGTCAGGCCTCAACGCCTTGAAGAGGCGTGTCTCTTCCTCTTCGGAAAGCTCTCGTTGTCGTTCATTCTCGACGGGGAGAAGGTGGCCCGACCAGTCCGGAGGTGAGCCCACGTTGACCTTCCAGGTCTTTTCCGCTCGCTTCCAGATCCGACGAAGAAGCTCCACGTCGGCGTTGATTCTGCGCGGTGATAGTGGGGTTTTGGTCTTGTGGTTTCGATTCACATCGCCGCGCCGCTTAGCGACGTGGGCAGCAATTACGGCATCGTCGATCTCGTGGATAAACTTGCTGGCACCAAGGCTTGGCAATATGCGCGACATGTCCCGGTAGTCCGTCGGCCCACACGCGCGATATTGCGAAACCTCTTGGTAGTATTGCCCAAACGCTTCATCCACGGTCATTGGTGGCTTCTCTCCAAGGAGGAGTTCGCGGCGCGCCTTTTCGCGAACGCTGGCCTCTACCTCCTTGGCTTTGTTGCGGTTTCCGGTTTTGGTAGAGCCGTGAAAGCGACGACCCTTGAGTTGGAAGTCGTAGTGCCAGAATTCCGTGTTTTTCGGCTTGTAGAGCGACATTCCGTTGCCTCCGTGGCGCCCTGGCCCTGGGTCCTGGCTCGTTCAGCCCGCACGCGTAGGTTCGCTTCAAAGACGCGCAAGTCGCCCTCGGAGCATTTCCGCATCCTCTTTCCGAACAGCATATAGGGCAGGTCGCCGTTGTCCATGTGCTCAGTCACGAGGTCGCGATCTATGCCGTAGGCGTTCGCCACCTCCGTGATGGAAAACAGGCGCTCCCCGTTGACGCTTCGCGGTTCAGCCATCCCATCCCCCTATTGGTCTCTCCGCCGCATGGCGGCGCTGCTCTTGATTACGTCGAACCCCATTGCATGCAGGCGCTCGATCATCTCCGATGCCTCCGCCACGTAGCCCTGATAGGTGCCGTCCATGGTGCCAAGCTTCCCGGCCCAGATCTCTGCCAGGGCTTCGGCTGTATCCGTCATTTTTCATTCTCCGGCGGATCTGGCATCGGTCGCCAATGAGTGGGGCTCGGCGTCTCGCAAACCTGCTGGCCGCAATGGGCCTGCCACACGAGCCCCAAGTCGTCATCATCCGCATAGAACGCCGCCGCGAAAAGCGCGGGCACTCCGTCTGCGCGGTCATTGGTATCCGCGGCGAGAAACCACGTTCCGTCGCGGGGCGCGGTATCGATCGGTCGCCACTTGGCGTGGCCGCCCGCCTCATCGTTCATGGCGCTTACTCTCCGAGGAAATATTCAGCGATGCGGTGGCCGCGCGGTGTTCTTCCGCCTCGGCTTCGAGGTCATCGCGGGCCTGCTGGATTTCGGTGATCAGGTCGCGCGCCGTCTCCTTGTCGAGACCGTCCAGCGCGCCCGCGCGCAGCCACAAGTCCATGAGGTCGTTATCCATTGTCCGGGTCCTCCTCGCCGAGGATATCCGCCAGGACGGCGGCCTCGTATAACTCCAACTCGGCCCGGACGTCCGGGTCCATGCGGTACCGTTTTATGGCTTGACCCAAGAGTTTGGCGTCGAACCCTTGGGCTTTTGCCTCCGCCTTTGCCTCCTTGATGTCCTCTGTCAGGGGGTCGAGATAGTCGATTTTCGCCTGTTCCTTTTCGTCCTCCAGACGGACGATTCGGCGGGCGTATGAGCGCAGCATCTCCGCCGCGTTGCTCCCAAGTGTATCAGACATGGATACCTCCAGATGGTTTGCCGGGGTTCGAGGCCTGCCCCGGCCCAGGTGGACGCGGCGGAAACTCCAACCGCCGCCCTCTGAACGCCTCCGTCAGCCCCCGAGGGCCGACGGGTACTCGATTTGTGGGTACCCCGCCCGACGAAGCGCGGCGTTGGCTTCCGACACGATCTTCGACAGGGCCGTGGGGGCGCCGTCCAAGGCGTACCCGGAGGGGCTACGGCGAGATGCGCGCACGCGGCGGTGCAAAACCAGCACGGCCCGGTCAAGGGGGGTGCCCAGCGACAGCGGCGCCCGCGCCAACGCGGTCGAGTTCGGCCAGGGCGCCACGTCAGCCCGCCCCGAGCAAGTTGGTCAGGTCGTCGCCCGAGGTGCCGTCGTCCTGGACGACATCGTCGGCGAAGTCATCCTCGGCCTTAGACGCGCCACCCCCGCCCAGGCGCTCGCCCTGCTTCACGAGTTGCAGGTTTTCCAGCTTGAACGACACGCCGAAGCCGTCCGGGCGGTCATAGGCCATGGCGCTGTACGTGGCCTTGAAGTGGCAGCCGGAGAAGACGGCGTTGTCCTCGATGACCTCGTAGAGGCCGTTCGCCTTGTCGACGAGGGTCTTGCCTTCGGCGTCGGCGATGCGGCGGACCTGACGATCGACGATCCCGGGGGCCTGGTTCTTCGTGGCGATCTTGCACACCGTCTGCCCGGCCTCGAACCCGGCGTAGAGGTTGCCGTCCTTGTCCACCTGGTCGCCGCCGTCCTTGAGGGGGTTGCGGAACTTGGGGTGCTTGATCTTCTCGGCGGCCTTGGAGCCCCAGCACTTCTTGGCGGCATCGACCATGGCGGCCTTGAGCGGGCCGGTATCCTCGCCCTTCTCGAAAATGGCGGTCAGGCCCCACTGCGTCTTGCCGGTGGGCTGGCCGTTCTGGTCCTTGATGTCCTCCCCGTCGAACACGCGGACAAAGGCGCCGCGGAAAACGGGGGTCTTGTACTTCTCGGAATACTCGTAACGATCCGACATGGCGGTCTCCTTGTGGGTCAGTCGGTGATGGCGGCGAAATCGCCCTCGGCGCCGCCGGTGACGGCGGGGCGTTTGTCGGTCTCGGGCGCCAGGGTGACGCCGGAGGACTTGGTTTCAACCAAGTCGGCGAGGTGCTCGCGATACCCGGGCTTGCCGAGCAGCTTCTCCGCCTGGGCGGGGGAAACCAGCTTGCGCGGCGCGAAATCGTCCTCGGGCACCTTGGCGGCGAGGAGCGCCTTTCGCGCGGCGGCCTCGTCGGTGAAGGCGCGGCGACCGCGTTTTTCGACCAACGTCCAACCGGGCAGGGTCTCGCCACGCTCCAGCATCCCTTGGGCATGGCCGCGCACGGAGGCGAGCCACTTCTCCAGCACGTCGGCATGGGATAGGACGTGGGATACCTGGGTCGGGGTCAGCGTGTCGGGGGCCGGAGGGGCCTTGGGCTGGTCGAGGACGGTGAAGTCGGCCTCCGCCACCGCGAGCGCCTTGGACGCCAGGGCCGGGCAGGTGCCCGCCGCCGGGCACCACCGGCAATGCTCCCCGGCCGACAAGGGCGCGTCGGGGGCCAGGGTGGCCTCCATCGCCCGGAACATCTCGGCGGACCATTCGACCAACTCGAAGGGCTCGACGGTTTCCGAACGGATCGGGCCGTCGGGGTGGCGGCCCCGTGGTTGGACAATCGTCGCCTCGACCTCGCGCACCGGGTATTCCGTCCCGAGGGCCACGACGGCCCCCAGGGCATAGATGCGCATTTGCCCATTGCCCCCGGCCTCCACGGTCACGCCCCGGCCGTGCTTGTAGTCGATCACCAGAAGGCGCTGGGTCTTGGGCTTGTAGATACAAACGTCCGCCGTGCCGAAGATGGGTGCCGGAGGGTCGAGGGGCGCGAGGTCGAACTTGCGCTCCACCATGACCACGTCGCCGTCGTCGATGTTTCCGTACTCAAGGCGGCTCCGCACGTAATCCAGGGACACCTGGACCGCGTCGGCCATGTCCTCGGTGACCTCATGGCCGAATTTCGTCTCGCCGAGCATCGCACGGGCGTCGGTGTCTTCGGTGAGCGCCCGCTCATGCACCCAGTGGGCGCACGAGCCTTCGAGGGCGTTGGGGCTTGGGCGCTCCGGCGGCGCCGCGTCGATCATGCGGATCGATCCAGGGCAGTTGGACCAACGGGAGTAGCTGCTGGGGCTGTGACGGGCATGGGCGGACATGGCGGTATCTCCTTCGCGTTCCGGAGGTCAGGCGGCGGATTTTTCGGTGAGACGGGCCATGACCTCGCCGTACCGATCGGCGGGGATGTCGTCGAGGCCCCGGGCGTCGAACTGTTTCAAGACGGCCTGGAGGGCGGCGATGCCGTTCGCCGACGCGTAGGCCTGGAGGGCGGCGCGCACGGTCATGCGATCCGGCGGGGGCGCGGTGTCGGCGGTCTGGGTCTTCGGGGCTTTCTTGATGGCGTCGCTTCGGTCGCCGATAGCTTTCCGCGCGGCGGCCACGGTCGCCGGATAGCCGGCGGCCACCAGGGCCTTCGCGGTGCTCTGGTTTTTATCCCCCACGGCGCAAACCGCCGCGTTATCGTCGAGAGTGCCCAGGTAGTCCGTGAGCATGTCGAGCCACACATCGGGGTCGGTAGTAGCGCCGAGCTTGTCGCCACCCTCATCGTAGAGGACGAGTTCGGGGGGCTCGGGCTCCGTCGCGCCCAAGAGGGCGGCAAGGTCGTCCTCGGGGGTAGCCTCCGCCGGGACCTTGGGTTCCGTGGGCTCCGTCGTGAGTTCCTCGCCCTTCAGTTCAGCCTCGACGCGGGCGATTTCGGTGGTGTCGATATTTCGGCGACGACGCCAAGTGCCGTCGGCGTTGAGCGCCTTGGTCGAGGCATGGATGCGCTCGTCCCAGGGCAGCCCCGCGGCGTCGGTTTCGGGGGCCGGGGTTTCCGCGACGGCTTCCTTGGCCGGCTCCGCCGTGGCTTTCTCCCGCCGCAGGAAATCAGGGATCTCGCCGGTATCCGGCCCGGCATCCGCCGCGGGGGGCACGGCGGAGCCGGACGCGGACAGACCCACGGTCTGGAGCGGCAGGGAGCCACCGAAAAAATGGTCCAAAAGCTCCTTGGCCGCCTTGGTGTCGGCGTCGGCGGGGATGCGCATGGCGAGGATGTCAATGGTCATGGTCGGGGTGTCCTCGATCGTGGCCGGGCGTTCCGGCGGCTGGGTCAACAGGGCCCGCAACTCCCACCAACCGTCGTCGGGTTCATCGGGGAGTGGGTCGGAAAGGTCGTCCATACCCCTGGCCCGTCGGGCCTTGGCGATGGGCGCGAACAGCAGTCGGAGCGCCAGGGCGCGGGTCTCCGCATTGGCGGACCGCAACCACCCGGCATCGCGCACGGCGGCGAGCATGGCGGGGACCGACATCGCGGCGACGTGGTCGGCCAGGGCGGCGAGGCGGGGCTCGGCCGCCAAGATCCGGGCATCGTCCCGGGCCCTCAGCGCGCGCCACCGACTGACTTCGCGGGCGCGGCGCTCTTGCACGGCCTTGGGGAGGGTGCCTGTCATCTCAGCATCTCCCGCAAGGTCGCCTGTTCCCGCGTCATGCCGAACCGGGCGATCAAGGCCGCCTCGGCGCGGCCGTCGTCTTTCTTCCGAGCCCAGAGACAGGCCTGGGCCGGAAACACCTCGCTCGCCCGGGCTCGCGCCGCGTCCTTGGCGGCGGGGGTGCGCATGGCGGATTTCCATTCCCGGGGCGTCACCAGCGTGACCGGGATCAGCTTGGCGGCGAGGACTCCCCGCAGCAGACCGTAGGAGACCCCGAAGCCGAACATGCTCGCCACGCCCTGACCGGGCCGGGCGGCGACCCGCTCGACATAAGCCACCGCCGGGCCGCGCCCGCTAATCCGGTCGCGAACCATGGCGGCCAGGGCGGCGGCGTCCACCTCCTTGCCGCTGACCGGCATGTCGACCACATCGAGATCGCCAGCATGGTCGAGGAATGCGATCGCGCCTGATTTTCCGGGGTCCGCGCCGATAACAAGCATGGGGTCTGGCCCTTTGACTGGTGGAAGTGCGTCCCGGGGGCCGGGAGGAGAAAGCCCCTTGAGCGCGGCGCCCGTCCTCTTCGGGGAGACGGGCGGAGGGGGTGGATTACCGGGGCGGGCCCCAGGCGATGGGCGCCCCGGCCGGATCGGGGGCCGTGTACGCGTCGGCCAGGATCAACCAGACCAAGCCGGTCGCGGCGATCAGGGCGAGCGCGACGGCGTCGACGCTGTAGCGGAGGAGGGTCATCGGTCAGGCCTCCCGCGCCGGGTCGCGGCCCTGGTCGGTCACGCGGAGAATGTACCGGTCGAGGTCGATACGGATCAGGCCCGCCTCGGTCCATTCGCGCAGATCGACGGGATGCGGAAGCGCCGCGTCCCTCAAGGAGGCGCCGTCGTAATCGCGGTGGTTACGGCTTCTGGCGATTTTGGTTTGCATCGGTCAGCCCTCCACCACCACCACGGAGGCGAGCCGGTCCATGGTCTCGACGACTTCTTCACGGAAGGCCAGGAACGGGATGAGCGCGTCAGGCGCGCCTTCCGTGTTCCTGAAATATCCGGCGGCGTGCCAATGGCGGAGCGTGGCGTGGATCGTGATGGTGTCTTGCATCGATCAGCCCTCCCGCGCCATGCGGGCCCGGGCACTAGCCTTGAGCAAAAGACGCCAATGGCGGCCTGTGATCTCGGTACCCAGGCTGTGAACGGCCCTACCGGTGCCTTGGAGAGACACCGCGACGGCCCGCAGGATCGCCAAGGCGACGCGGGTCGGAATGGGCAGTTTGGGCGGAGGGGCGGTTCCGTCCAGATAGTGGACAACGCGCTTCCCGGTATCCGCCCCGTGGCAAACCGGGCACCTGTCGGCCCGGATCAGGGACGCCGATCCGTCAGGGTGGGCGATGCTGTGGAATTTGGGGGTATCGGTCATAGGTTCCTCCCGTGTTGATGGGAGGATATTACGCAAAACGCGTAGGAGTGTCAAACGCAATTTGCGTATGACACTCGCAATAAAAAGCCCCGCGCTTGGCGGGGCTCGGCTACTCGTCTGCCAGATCCCCAACGGACTCTGACGCTCGCCTTTCCATTTCGTAAGGGTTATCGAGAAAGGTGCAGTCCAGGGTTCGCTTTCCGGATTCTCTTTTACTCCGTAGTAAAGATATTTGTTCCATCGCCGCAAAGCCGAAGGAGATGTCACCACCCGCCCTAGCTAGTCTGCTTTTGCACTCTCTCTCATCGTCAAATTGAGGGTCTATTTCGTATAAATAGCGCCTTAGATTGTCTAGTTGTTCGGTGATTGAATCAAAATTTTTGGCAGTTTGCCTTTGCAGATCCCTAACACTTCGGCCCACGTTGAGGACAAGAAGCGCAACGATTCCCACAGCCCAAAAAAAAATCGGGTCCATTCTGCCCCTCTCCGCGTGTCTAGCTTTCCAACGGCTTTCGCCGACTCGGGTCGTGGAATAGCACCCGGGCAGCCCACTCAACCCTTTCGTCTGGCCGTAGGGGCGCGTTGATGCTCTCCAAGGTAACCAGTCCACTCCGGGACCCTTATATCTTCCTCCCCACGATCCAGACGACGCGCCCGATGATTGCCAGGTCCTCCTCGGGCAGTTCTTGAACGCGATAGTTCTGATTGTCGGAGATGATCGCTACCAGCCGATCACGCAAATTCAGTGAGATCCTTTTGATCCAACAGGCATCGCCAATCCTCAGAGCGTAGATGCCCTCTCTGTTAATCCGGGTTTGCGTTCGATCGATCAGCACCCAATCCCCATCGGCCAAGGTGTCCCGCATGGAGTCTCCATCCACGCGGACGACAGCCAGGTGCTCTGGAGCGGCGCGGGTCACCGACCGAATCCACTGCATCTCGAACAGCATGACGCCCAACGGCTCCGCGCTCTCGTCAACCAAAGACCCGTTGCCTGCGGATAGGCCAGCGTCGAAACGGGGGATTACTCCCATCTCGGTGTGACCAAATTCCACGATTGCCCCAATGGGCGCCGGGGGAATTTCTGGAGGGGTCCTTGGCGTCGTGGGCAGTTCACTCGCGGGTCGGAGCAAATCCGGGGACAAGGAATAGACCTCTTCGGCGAGGATGGGCGGCTCACCGCGTCCGGTCAGTAGGGGCGCGATTTTGGCCACGTACTTCGCGGGGACGCCCTTGTCCGCGTATTCTTCCGACTCATAACGCTGAATCCCGGACGCGGCCTTATAACCCGCCAGCTTGGCGAGTTGATCCATCGAAAGGCCCGCTCGCTCTCGTAGCGTCCTCAATCGTTCAGGTGCTGTTTCCATCGGGAATATAATCACCGGGCACTCCCTACGCATTCCACGTTGACGATTTACGAAAAACGCGTATATTGACGCGTAGGGAGATGCGTATGACCCAAGCGGAACACATCATCGAGATTTTCGGGGGAAAGGCCGCGATGGCCCATGCCCTAGGTCACAAGCACCCGACAACAGTCCAGGGCTGGCAAAAGCGCGGGTTCATCCCGGCTAAGCAGCAACAAGCCGTACTGGATCTTGGTCGATCTCTTGGCCTGTCCATCGGTCCAGAAGACTTCTTCCCCGCCGCCGATTCCGCCTGAGCCAGTCCGCGTTCCTGGGATCCTCCCTCCGTGGTGGGACCACCTTGCCCCGCGCCGCCCTGGCGGTCACGTCCAATTAAAAGAGGTATTTTCGATGACCTACCATCGAGAGCCGGGAACCTTCGAATACGCCATCCACGACGCCCTTCGTAAAGTGGCGCCCGCCCGGTTGGAACAGGCCACCGGCCTGCCCATGGACAGCCTGTACCGGGCGTCGAACCCGGAGCACCGCCAGCAGCTTCCCGCGACCGCCGCGGCGCGGATCGACGCGGCCTTGGTGGCGAGCGGCGAAGGTGCGGCCCTGTTGCCTTTCCTGACGCGTGTTTACGAACGGACCCTGGAGGATCTGGGCGGCGCGGCCAAGCGGGCGCCCGGCTTGCCCGAGACCGCGCCCATGTTCGCCCTTCTAACCCGATACGTCGAGGCGCATGAAGCCGCCTGGCGCGACGGCAAGCTGGACGCCGACGACCTGCCGGACCTGCGCGAGGGATTGAAGGCCATCGACGAGGCCCACCGACTGCTGGCCCGCAACCGCGATCACCTGGAACGCCTGATCGTCCAGTTGGAGAGCACCAAGCGGGAGGCGAGGCGATGACGCATCCGGACTACCACGCCTTCCTCGCCCGCAAGACCCGCCTCGATCCGCCAACCGGCTTGGCGCCCGAGGCCATCCCCGACATGCCCGACAGCCTGTTCCCTTACCAGCGCGACCTTGTCCGCTGGGCGCTGATGCGCGGCCGCGCCGCCGTATTCGCCGGGACCGGCCTGGGCAAGAGCCTGATGGAACTGTCCTGGGCCCACGCCGTCCACCGCGCCGTCGGGGGCGACGTGTTGATCCTGGCGCCCCTGGCCGTGGCCGAGCAGTTGGCCGAGGACGAGGCCGAGCGGATCGCCGCTCTTTTGGGAGAGCCCTCATGACCCACCCCGAAATCATCCCCTGTGTCGCCATGGGCGCCGAGGCCATCGACGGAATGGTGCGCGTGCGCGCCCTGACCGAAGACCAGCGGTTTCTGACGTGGGGTTTGACACGCGGGCAGGCCAACGACGCGGCGGTTTACACGTTGCTCCGCGCCAACGCCTGGGGCTTCCTGGACAAGGCGTCGGGGCTCCATTACCGCACCGCGCCCACCGTTGAAGCGGGCGAGGCCTTCGCCCTGGCCCTGTTGAAGGCCCTGGCCGAGGTCCGGGCGGAGGCGGCCAGATGACCCGCCATATCCACGTCGATATCGAGACCCGGTCCACCGTCGATCTGCGCAAGTCGGGGGCCTATCCCTATTTCGAGCATCCCGACACGGATGTCTGGTGCATCGCCTTCGCCGTCGACGACGGCCCCCTGGATGTTTGGACGCCGGGGGAACCCGTGCCCGATGTCTGGCGCCAGGGCGTCGCGGAGGGCTGGGCCTTTTTTGCCCACAACGCCCAATTCGAGCGCACCGCTTTCCGGCTGCTGATCGGCCCGCGCCACGGCTGGCCCGTGCCCGCCTTGGAGCAGTGGCACTGCACCGCCGCCATGGCCGCGGCGATGTCGCTCCCGCGCGACTTGGCCGGGGCGGCGAAGGCCCTAGGTCTCGCCGTCCAAAAGGACGACGAGGGCAAGCGCCTTATGCTGCGCATGGCGAAGCCCCGCAAGGTGGCCGAGAACGGGGCGTTGACGTGGTGGGACGAACCCGACCGCGTCGCCCGCCTGATCGACTACTGCAAGACAGACGTGGAGGTGGAGCGGGCCTTGACCAAGCGCCTCCGGCCTCTCGACGCCAGCGAGCGCCGCGTCTACCTGTTGGACCAGACCATCAATGACCGGGGTGTCGGCCTCGACCTGCCGTTGATCGCGGCGGCCCAAGCCGTGGTGGACGTGGCCGGGAAGCGGCTGAATAGGGAGCTGCGCGAGGTCACGGCCGGGCATGTGACGGCGGCGACCAAGGCCGCGGATCTGACCCGGTGGTTGGTCTCGCGCGGCGTCGAGACGGACAGCGTCGCCAAGCCCGCCGTGCGCGATATCCTGGCCCGCGACGACTTGCCGGCCGATGTGCGTCGTGCCGTCGAAATCCGGGCCGAGGCCGCCAAGTCGAGCACGGCAAAACTGCGCGCCATGGAAGCCTGCGCCAGTTCCGGCGATCGGGCGCGCGGCCTGCTGCTCTATCACGGCGCGGGCACGGGGCGATGGGCCGGACGCCTGGCGCAACCCCAGAACTACCCGCGCGGCAGCGTCCAACGCGTGGAAGATGCGATTCCGTTGATTCGTCACGGTGAGATTGAACTTATGGAGATGCTCCATGGGTCGCCCATGGAGGTTGTATCCTCGCTGTTGCGCGGCTGTTTTGTCCCGGCTCCCGGGCACCGCCTGATCGCCGCGGACTATTCCAATATCGAGGGGCGAGTAACGGCTTGGCTTTCCGGGGAGCGGTGGAAGGTCGACGCCTTCCGCGCCTTCGACGCGGGGACCGGTCCGGACCTCTATAAGTTGGCATATAGCAAGTCCTTCGGCGTTGCCGTCAAGGAGGTCACCAAAGACCAGCGGCAGTTGGGCAAGGTGCAGGAATTGGCCCTCGGTTATCAAGGCGGCAAGGGCGCCTTCAACGCCATGGCCGCGCTTTACGGAATCGACCTCCCCGAGGCCGAGGTTCAAGCCATCGTCCAGGCATGGCGCGCCGCCCACCCCCACGTCGTCGCCCTGTGGCGCGACCTGGAAGACGCCGCCTTTTCCGCCGTGGCCCGCAAGGGCGCCGTTGCCCCCGCGGCAAACGGGCGCGTCCGCTTTGTCGTCAAGGGCGGATTTCTCTGGATGATCCTCCCCAGCGGGCGGCCCCTGGCCTATCCGAGCCCGTCCATCCGCGCCAAGGTCATGCCATGGACCGATCGCGACGGGGAGCCCGTCGTGCGCGACGTGGTCTCGTTCTGGGGCGTCGATAGCCGCACGCGCCAGTGGGCCCGGCAATATGGCTATGGCGGGCTTTGGACCGAGAACGCGGTACAGGCCATCGCCCGCGATGTCCTCGCCCACGCCATGCTCGCCTTGGAGGCCAAGGGCTACCCCATCGTCCTGACCGTCCACGACGAGATCATCGCCGAAGTGCCCGCGGGGCGCGGCGACCTCCCCGAATTCGAGACCATCATGTGCGCGCTTCCGACCTGGGCGAACGGGTTCCCCGTGGCCGCCGAGGGCTGGGAGGGCGACCGGTATAGGAAATAGCGCGATGGGATACCAAGCCATGCCCAACGTCCAGACCATCCCCCGCTCCTTCCGTCCGTGGTGGGAGGCCGGATTCACCGACGTGATCCCGGTTATTCCGCCGGGCGCGCCTCTGTCGCCCTCGACGCGAATCAAGCCGGAGGCGCGCGGCAAGGCGCCCGGGTTCAAGGGCCGTTTCGGCTGGCGCTCCTTCGATTGGCTTTCCCGCCAGACCACCGAGGCCGATATCGCCGATTGGTCGCGGGATGGCGCCAACGTCGGCTTGCGCGCCACGCGGTTCCCGGGCCTGGATATCGACGTGACCGACCCGGATATCGCCGACATGCTGGCCGATCTGGCCGACAGGCACCTCGGGCACGCCCCGGCGCGGACAGGCCGGGCGCCCAAGCGGCTGTTGCTCTATCGCCTCGCCGACGGCCAGGCGCCGATGACCCGCCGTCGGCTGTGGTTCAAGGGGCCCGACGACACCAAACACTTGATCGAGTTTCTAGGGCACGGGCAGCAATTCGTGGTCGATGGGCGTCACCCGGCGACGGGGCGGCCCTATGCCTGGGATCGGCATCCGACGGAGACCGGCCCCGAGGCTCTGGCCCCGGTGACGGGCGAACAGGTCGACGCCTTCTTTTACGAAGCGGCCGAGCTGCTGGCGATGTTGTATGGCTGCGAGGAAATATCCCCGGAGGGTACGGGCGCCGAGGCCCGCGACCGCGCCAGCATTGATCAAGACGGGCTGCGGGCGCCCAGCCTTGACCGGGTGCGGCTCGCCCTCGACCTCGCCCCCAATCCGGCCGAGACGACGCGTACCGACTATCTGGCTATGGGCTACGCCGTGCGCGCGGCCCTGCCCGACGATCCCGAGGGCGCCTATGCCCTGTTCGAGGATTGGGCGCTGAAATGGCCCGGCGACGATACCCCCGAGACGATCCGGGCCGATTGGGAGCGGATGAAACCGCCCTATGAGGTGGGGTGGAACTATCTCCGCGACGCGGCCTTGCCCCATGGCTACCCGGCGGCCGAGGAGGATTTCGAGGACGAGGGCCTGGAAGGAGACGCGGAACTCGCCGCCCTGGAAGAGGCGAGCGCGCGTCGGGCCGAGGAGCGGCGCGAGGCGGAGGACGCCAAACGCGACAGGATCGTGATCCAGGACTTCGCGGGCATCGTCGCCGCCACCGACCACCGGACCTTTGTCGAGGACCTGTTCGTGCACGGCTCCATGGCCGTGATTTACGGCGAGAGCAATGTCGGCAAGACCTTCCTCGCGACGGACATCGGGATGCATGTGGCCTGGGGTCGTGACTGGATGGGCCGCGATGTCGAGCAAGGCGCCGTGGTCTACTGCGCGCTTGAAGGCGCCCACGGCATCCGCAACCGCGTCGCGGCCTTCAAGCGCAAGCATGGCTTGGAGGGCGCGGATATCCCCTTCGGCGTCATCACCGTGCCCCTGAACATCCTGGACCCCAACGCCGACACCGCGCCCCTGATCGAGCAGGCGCGGGCCTGGGCGGCCCGGAAGGGCGTACCCTTGCGCCTGGTGGTCCTCGACACCCTGGCCCGGGCCATGGCCGGGGGCAACGAGAACGCCTCGGAGGACATGGGCGCCTTGGTGGGCAACGTGGACACGATCCGAAGCGCCCTCGACGCGGCGGTTCTGATCGTCCACCACTCGGGCAAGGATCGGGCCCAGGGCGCGCGCGGGCATAGCTCCCTGCGGGCCGCCACCGATACGGAGATCGAGGTGTTCCGGGAGGAAGGGGCCGCGGCCTCCGTGGCCGTGGTGAAGAAACAGCGCGACTTGGAGGGCGGGCGGAAGATCCCCTTCACGCTGGAGGTCGTCGAGATCGGGGAGACCCCGAAGGGCAAGGTGGTGACCTCCTGCGTGGTGGCCGAGGCCAGCGAGGCGGACGCCGGGCCCGAGAAGGCCTCGGGGCAGCGGTTTACGGGAGCGCAGCGCGTGGCGCTCCAGGCGCTCGACGACCTCTTGGAGGCCGAAGGCGCCCCCGCGCCCGAAGGGAGCCACGTGCCCGAGGGGGCTTTGTGCGTCCCCCTCCGGACGTGGAAGGGCGCGGTCCTCGACGCGGGGGTGACCACCTCCGAGGACGCCGCGACCAAGCGCCGCGTGTTCAACCGGATCAAGGCCGACCTGATCGAAGTGGGGGCCATCGGGGCGTGCCCGAACAGCCTGACGGTGTGGCGCCAGGGGGGTGGGACAAGCGGGACAAGCGGGACAAGCGGGACAAAACGGGACATGTCCCAAAATGTCCCACCCCCCGCCGAAGACGATTTCGAGTGTCTGGATACCGTCGAAAAGCGGGACACGGAGGCTTTGTCCCGCTTTGTCCCGCTTGTCCCCCCCCATTCCCAGGGCACCGCTGGAGGGCGGGACAGACGGGGGGAGACCCCCGTAGGGGGTCCCCCTGTGTCCCACCCGGCAGCCCTCGACGCCGAACGCCTGTCCGAGGGTTTGTCCCGCTTTGTCCCACCCCCTGTTGGGGACCTGCCCAAGGAACGCGATCGATGAAAGCGAAAAGCGCCGAAACAAATTACCAGCCGCCCAATCACACCGGAGCCGCCAGGGCTATACGTCGAGGTCTGGACACCGGACTGGCGGTGGTGACCTTGGGGCGGGTTACAGACCCAGACCTGCGGGCCCGGATCAAGGCCGAGGCGAAACGCCAAGCCGACGAACTGACAATCAACGCCACGATGGAGAACTTGGGATGAGTGCGATCTTGGACCACGGTCGGCATTTGGCCATCGCCAACGGCTTGGCGGCCCCCACGCCGGAAGCGGCGGCTTGGGAGCTGTTGCTGGAGGCCGCGGACACCCTGCGCCGTCTCCCTGACCGGGAACGCGCATGGCTGATGTCGGCGGAGCGGTGCGCATGGCCCCCCATGCTCCGCGACCAAGCCGAGCGCTGGGCAGAGGCGGTCACCGCTGGTGGCTGGCAGGATTTCCAGGACGTGCCGCTCGGGCCTCCGGAGAAATCGGCTATTGACCGGATGGACGTGGTCCTGGCGGCGTTGACGGGCCTGGACCGTCCTTTGGACGGACGCCGGGCCTTCCTGCTGGCCGCGCGGGTTCCCGCTCGGGTGATTGCGGGAAAGACCGCGTGTTCCCGGCTGACGGTCTACCGCGCCCGGGATCGGACCACGGCCTTTCTGGCGCGGGGTTTGGCGGCGCCCAAAAATCGGGGTTTACACCTGAAACAAAAAACGGCATCATTTTCCCCATGATAACCGCAACCCGCCCGGAGCAATCCAAGGCGGGTTTTTTCGTGAGAAATCAAAGCCCCTGTAGTAGTCGGGAGGTAGCAAAATGGCCAATATCCGCGGGTCTCAGCCCGGGGAGCGCCGGGGGGGCCGCAAGAAGGGCACGCCCAACAAGACCACGAAGGCCCTGAAGGACGCCATCCTGCTGGCCGCCGAAGAGGCCGGGTTCGACGGCCAGGGCCAGGATGGACTCGTGGGCTACTGCAAGGCCCTGGCGGTCAATGAGCCCAAGGCCTTCTGCGCCCTGCTGGGCCGCGTTCTGCCGCTCCAGGTGACCGGCGAGGACGGCGGCGCGCTGCGCATCGAGACCGTCATCATCGATAGCGCCGAGCAGATGGGCGATGGGGCGTGAGGTCGCCCGCTTCCATGTCCCGCGGGTCTTCCAGCCCCTAGAGGCGCCGTCCCGCTACAAGGGCGCCAGAGGGGGCCGTGGGTCGGGGAAGTCTCAAGACGCGGCTGGGCGCCTCGTCCGGCGGTGCCTGGAGCGCCCCGGGCTTCGCGCGGTCTGCATCCGCGAGGTCCAGAAAAGCCTCAAGGAATCCGCCAAGAAGCTGATCGAGGACAAAATCCAGGCCTCCGGCCAGGGGGCCCGGTTCCAGGTGCGGGCCTCGGAGATCGTCACCCCGGGCGGCGGGCTGATCATTTTCCAAGGCATGCAGGACCACACCGCCGAGAGCATCAAAAGCTTGGAGGGGTTCGATATCGCCTGGGTCGAGGAGGCCCAGACGCTCAGCGAGAAGTCCCTGGAACTTCTACGCCCGACGATCCGCAAACCGGGCTCCGAGATTTGGTTTACATGGAACCCGCGCGATGCCAGCGACGCGGTCGATAGGTTCCTGTGCGGCGACAGGCCGCCGGAAGGCGCGGTCATCGTCACGGCCAACTGGTCGGACAACCCGCTGTTTCCGGCGGAGCTGGAGGCGGAGCGCCAGCACGACCTACGGACCAAGCCCGACCGCTACGGCCACATCTGGGAGGGCGACTATGAGCCGGTCGCCGTGGGCGCCATTTGGACGCGCCAGATGATCAACGCATCGCGCCGCGCGGAGGCGCCCACGCTGAGCCGGATCGTCGTGGCTGTCGACCCAGCGACATCGGCCGAGCCGGGCAGTGACGAACACGGCATCGTGGTCTGCGCCGTGGGAGAGGACGGGCGCGGGTATCTGATCGACGACGTGTCGCTCAAGGGGGCGCCGCGCCAATGGGCGAACCGGGCGATCGCGGCATATGACCGCTACGCGGCGGACGCCATTATCGTGGAGAGAAACCAGGGCGGCGACATGGTGCGCCATACCCTGGAGGCGGCACGGCCTTTTGGGTTGCGCATCACCGAAGTCGTGGCGACGCGCGGCAAACACGTCCGCGCGGAACCGATCAGCGCCCTCTATGACCTGGGGCGCATATCGCACGTGGGCTCGTTCCCGGAGCTGGAGGCGCAGATGTGCAAGATGACCGCCGCCGGGTACGTGGGCACCGGGAGCCCGGACCGCTGCGACGCCATGGTCTGGGGGTTTACCGACCTGTTTCCGACGGTGAAGCGCGGCGAGCCCGTGCGGCACTCGGCGCCCGTGGCCAGGATCGAAGGGGGGTGGATGGGATGAGCGAAAACGAAGGCGTTCTGCACGAGGCGAAGGCGCGGTTCGAGCAGAGCCGGGAATCCGCGGGCTTCAACCACGCCGCCGCCGAAGAGTGCATCCGTTTCGCGCGCCTGGCGGACCAATGGCCGGACCACATCCGGCGTCAGCGCGAGGCGGAGGGGCGCCCCTGTCTGACCATCAACAGGCTGCCCGCGTTCATCCGTCAGGTCGTCAACGATGCCCGCCAGAACAAGCCGGGCATCCGGGTCACGGCTGCGGAAAGCGGCGACCGGGCCACGGCGGACGTGATCCAGGGCATCGTCCGGCACATCGAGCGGGCGTCCGGCGCCGACGTGGCCTACGACACCGCCATCGACCACGCCGTCACTGGCGGGTTTGGGTTTTTCCGCGTGTCCATCGACTACGCCCATGCGGACAGCTTCGACATGGAGGCGCGCATCGAGCGCGTGCCCAACCCGCTCATGGTCCACTGGGACACGACGAGCACGATGTTCGACGCGAGCGACTGGGATTTCGCGTTCATTTCGGAGTACCTGACCGAGGACCAGTTCGAGGCACGCTATCCCGACGCCGAGCCCGTGTCCTTCGAGGGGGCCGATGCAGACCGCGTGGACACCCGGACCGATGGCGATGATGTCCGTGTCGTGGAGTACTGGAGCCGGGAGCGCAAGGCGCGCCAACTGCTCCAGATCCGTCTATTCGACGGGTCCGTTCGGACGATCCGCCAGGAAGACCTGGAGCGTGCCATTCAGGAGGGCGCGGTTCTCCCCGGGGCCTTCGAGGTGCTGAAGGCGCGGGAGGCCGAATACCACGTGGTGACGCGGCGGGTCCTGTCTGGCGCCGCCGTGCTGGAGGAGGACGAGTGGCCTGGGTCGATGATCCCGATATGCCCGGTCTGGGGGGACGAGGTGATCCTCGACGGGCGGCGCCATTTCCGGTCGATGGTGTCCGACGCCATGGACCCTCAGCGGATGTTCAATTTTTGGCGCACGTCGACCACCGAGGTGGTCGCCCTCGCCCCGAAGGCCCCGTGGGTCGGCCCGAAGGGCTTTGTCCCCCGGGGGCATGAGGAGAAATGGGCGTCCGCCAACGCCCGATCCTACGCCTACCTGGAATATGAGCCGGTCCCCGGCCTCCCGGCGCCCCAGCGTCAAGCGTTCGCCGGAGTACCGGCGGGCGCGATGCAGGAGGCCCTGAGCGCCGCCGATGACATGAAGGCGATCACCGGCATTTACGACGCCGCCCTGGGCGCGCGGTCCAATGAAACATCGGGCCGGGCGATCCTGGCCCGCCAACGGGAAGCCGACACCGCCAATTTCCACTTCATCGACAATCTGAGCCGGGCCATTCGCTACTGCGGTCGGGTGCTCGTGGAGATCATCCCCCACCTGTACTCGGGGCGCGAGGCGGCCCGCATCCTCGGAGAGGACGGCAAGGAGGCTGTCGTGCGCCTGGCCCAATCCGGCCAGGGAACGACGCTCAACGACGACGGCGAGCCGGTGATCTACGACCTGTCCGTCGGCCACTATGACGTGGACATCGACAGCGGGCCGTCCTACGCCACCCAGCGGGAAGAGGCCCGCGAGGTGATCGTGGAGCTGATCCGCTCGCTCCCCGGCGCGGCCCCGTACATGGCGGACATTCTATTCCGCAACATGGATTTCCAGGGCGCGGACGAGCTGGCCGAGCGCGCCAAGTTGTTGATGCAAATGCAGATGACGCCCCCCGGGCAGGCTCCGCGGGGCCCGCCGCCCGGGGGTCAACCCATGCCGCCTGGCGCGATGCCGCCCGGGGCCTAAGCGCGCGAGCGCACCGCGCCGTGAGGCGCCGTTTTCCCCTTGATGGAGACCACCCATGTACAAAGAGACCGTAGGCGCCGACGAGATCGACGCAGCGGCCCCCGCCGCCATGCCCGACGCCAATCCGGGGCCCGAATGGGAGACCGACGAAGCCGAGGACACCGCGGGAGACGATGCCCCCGGAGAAGGTGGCGAAGACGACGCGGAGCCCGAAGAGATCGAGATTGATCTCGGGGGCACCAAGCACCGGTTCGCCAAGGTGGGCCTGCCCGACGACCTGGCCGCCAAGGTCCAGGATTTCGGGAAGAGCCTGTACAGCGACTATATCGCCAAGACCCAGGGCATCGCCGAGCAACGCCAAGCCATCCAGGCCCAAAAGGAAGACCTGGACAAGCTGGGCATGCTCAATAACGAGGTCATGGGGAAATACGCGCACGGTCAGGCCATGGCCGCGCGTCTCCAGCAGCTGCGAGGCCAGTACTCGGACGATATGTGGCGCTCCAATCCGGACAACGCCCGCCGCTTGAGCGATGCCATCGCCGCCGCCGAGCGCGATTTCCTGGCCGCCGTCCAGGACGTGGGCCAGGCCGAACGGGCCCTTATCGATCAGCAGGAACAGTCCAGGACCGCCGCCGCCGAACGGGGCCGGGCCTATGTGGAGCGGAAGATCCCGGACTTCGCCAAGATCGAAAACGACTTGGTCGATTATGTGCAGCGCGAATACGGCATCTCGGAGCGGGACGCCAAGAACTGGGCGATCTCCCCCGAGGTCACGACCATGGCCGTGAAGGCCATGCGATACGACCAGCTACAGGCCAAGGCCAAGGCCGCGGGGAAACCGGCGGCCAAGGCGGCCACGCCGGTGACGCCCGTGAAGGGCACCGGCGGCGGATCGGCGCCCAAGCCCGGCACCCCGGCGGCGGACGCATTGTCGATCGATGCCTGGATGCGGCAACGCAACGCCGCGTCCCGATAACCCCATGGCAGCGCCGTGAGGCGCCGCCCCTCCCGGAGATGGACCCCATGCCGAATACCCTCCTGACGCCCACGCAGGTGACCCGCGAGGCCCTGCGCATCCTCCACCAGCAGCTCGTCTTCGTCGGCAATGTGAACCGGCAGTATGACGGCTCCTTCGCCAAGTCCGGCGCCAAGATCGGGGACACCCTGACCATCCGCCTGCCGAACCAGTACGTGGTGCGGTCCGGCGCGACGCTGTCGACCCAGGACACCGCCGAACAGAGCACGACCCTCCAGGTCGCGACGCAGAAGGGCGTCGACCTGAATTTCACCAGCGTCGACCTGACGCTGTCGCTGGACGATTTCTCCAAGCGCATCCTGAAGCCCGCCATGTCCGTGCTGGCCGCGACCATCGAGGCCGACGCCTTGAGCATGTACAAGGACGTGCCCAACGAGGTCAGCGACGTGGGCGCGGCCATCACCCTGTCCGACGTCCTGGAGAGTCAGGTCAAGCTGACCGACAACCTGGCCCCCATGGACGACCGGACCCTACTGATGACCACGCGGAACAACGCGGACCTGGTCACCGCGAACGTGAGCCTCTACAACGACCGGTCCAAGATCTCCGAGCAGTACCGTAAGGGATTGATCGGGAACCAGTTCTTTGGGTACGACAGCGTCTATCAGTCCACTCTGCTGCCCACGCACACCACGGGCACGGACGACGGCACCGGCGACTACCTGATCGACGGCGCGGCCCAGTCCGGCGCGACCCTGACCGTGGACACCGGCGCGGGCACCTTCAAACGTGGCGACATCATCGAGATCGACGGCGTCTACGCCGTGCACCATGAAACAAAGGCCGTCTCGGGCGTGCTGAAGCAGTTCGTGGTGACCTCCGACGTGTCCGGCGCGGCCACGTCCATCCCGATCTCCCCGGCCCTCGTCACCAGCGGAGCCCGTCAGAACGTCAGCGGCGCCCCCGCCGACAACGCCCAGATCTTCAAGCGCGAGAGCGACAGCGCCACGGCCATCGGGTCCGGGGCCGATTACAAGATCGGCCTGGGGTTCCACAAGGACGCGTTCGCGTTCGCCACGGCGGATCTGGTCATGCCCCAGGGCGTCGACTTCACCAGCCGCCAGGTATTCGACGGCATTTCCATGCGCATCGTGCGGCAGTACGACATCAACAACGACAAGTTCCCGTGCCGTATCGATGTCCTCTACGGCTACAAGACGATCCGGCCTGAACTGGCTTGCCGCATCGGCATGAACTGACCTGGAAGGGCGCCCGCCTTGGGCGCCCTTCCCCTTTTCGGAGACCGGACATGCTGTACCTGTGGAACGAGAAGACCGGAGAAAAGCGTTTGTTCGAAAGCGCTCCCGATGTCGGCGGCTGGGTTGATTACCCGCCGGACAAGGCGGAGAAGCTGGGCAAGGAGGCCCGCCCGGGGCGTGATCGAAACGCCGTGATCGCCGGCATCGAGGCCCTGGGGGGCGAGGTGGACCGGCGCAAGTCGACCGAGCGCCTGGAGGCCGAACTGGCGGCCATGCTGGAGCGCTGACCCATGGATTTCGGGGTGCTTTCCGATCCGGCGACGGGGCGCACGGTACAAAGCCGGACGGCCCAGCTTTTGGGCCTGGACCCGACCCTGCGACATCGCGGATCGCTGCTCCCGGTCGGCGTCGACGCCAATGGGGAGGCCGTGGCGGCTTGGCCCGAGTGGTCCGTCGGGCCCGCCCAGGCGCTCATGACGCCCGGACACGTGGCCGGGGGTGGGGATTGGTCGCCCCGTGACGCGACGGACATGGCGCTGGCCGTTGCTGGGGGCGGTGGGGCGGGTGTCGGGGCCTTCGGAAAGGCGGCGAAGAGCTTGGAAGTATCGGATTTTGGCCGTGCCTCCGTCATCAAAAACTTGTATAATTTGCCCACCAAAAGCGAGGTGGGACATGCGGAACTGGCACGATCTGGTACCGGACAATTGGATCTCGAAGGACGGCCGCTTGTGGCGCGATATGTCGCCGGTCGCCCGGGACAGGGAGTCCTGGATCAATCCATCCCTGAGGCGGCTTATGCCGAAATGGTGGAGAGACAAACGGGCCGCCCACCATCGCTACGAGCGCGCTCTTCTCCGCAACTCCGAGGTGCGTTGGGTGCGGTGTCATTTCACCAAGGTACACGACGACCTCTAGGCGTCGCTATCGACCAATCCCTTAGCGAGGCTCAGGCGGGGCGTGTCCTCGCCCACGAAGTTGGGCACGTTCTTGATGAGGTGGCCGGGCAAATCCCGATCAAGGGCCTCTCCAAGGAACTGAAAGCCCTCTACCACTACGGGATCGAGGGGAAACACAGGTCCACCAAGCAAACCTTGCCCACGCACTTAGGGTACAGGGGCGAGGACGTGAACCGGGAGTACATGGCGGAGGCGCTCCGTCAGTACATGGCGGCTCCGGATACCTTCAAGGACATCGCCCCCGAAACGGCCAAGCGCATTCGCGCGGCCATCAACGATAATCCGAACTTGCGGGACATGATCCAGTTCAACACGGGGGCGGCGCCGTTGTCCGCTCCCGTGGCTGGTCTGCCGGGATTTGGCCGCGAGCATCAGCGGTAATGGGCCGGGAAAATGACCACACTTCTTTCCATCTGCGACGCGGTCTGCGACGAGATCCAGGAAACGCGCCCCGGCGCCATTGTCGGCAACCCGGCGCCCACCGCCCGCCGTCTGCTGCGCTACGCCAACAAAACCGGCGACCGCGTCATGCGGGAATACGCGTGGCAGGCGCTCAGGCGGACATCGGCATTCACCGCCCTTGCTCAGATCGAACAGTCCGGGGCCATTCCCGCCGATTTCGACCGCTTCATCGCCGAGACCTTTTGGGACAGGACGAACAAAGTCCTCGTCCCGGGCCCGGTTGGCGCGGTGGAGTTCCAATCCCTATCGAGCCTGACCGTGACCGGGGCGAGCCGGAAATTCGCCTATCGGGGCAATGCCGTGCACGTGCTCCCCGCGCCAGACGGTGGCGAGTCCTACGCCTTCGACTATGTGAGCAACTTGTGGTGCTCGAACGGAGCGGGGGCGGGGCAAACCGCTTTCCTGGCGGACACCGATGTCCCCTACCTCGACGCTGAACTCATGGTGTGCGGCATCATGGCTGAATGGCTGTCTTCCGAGGGGATGCCCGTCGCGGCGGCGGCTGGTCAGTACGACAGTCGGTATCGGACTCTGATCGGCAATGATGCCCCTGGGGGCGATGTCATGACCGTCGCCGACATTTTCGGGGGCGAGCGACGGTCCGGCGCGGCTCCCCTGGTCTCTGGGAATATCTACTATGGCTAGCTCCCCGGCGCGGTCGGCCAGCCGGCCACCGCCTATCGGTGGGCTCAACGCGCGCGATGCCTACAGCGATATGCCCGCGACAGACGCCATCGTCTTGGACAACTGGTACCCAGAGACAGACGGCGTGCGCGTGCGCCCCGGCTTCACGGAGCACGCCACCGGCCTTGGGGCATCGGTGGAGAGCATCTTTGACTATGTCGCTCCCGATGGGGCAAGCACCCTCTTCGCGGCGGCGGGCGGCAAGATTTTCGACGTCACGTCGGCGGGGGCCGTCGGCGCCCCGGTCGTCACCGGCATGACCAATGACCGCTGGCAGACCGTCCAGATTTCGAACGCGGCGTCTGACAGCTATCTGCTGGCATTCAACGGCCAGGACATCCCCCGGGAATACGATGGCTCGACGTGGTCGACGGCCAGCATTACCGGGCCTACGGTCGAGGCCCTGGTGTGGTGCAATGTCCACCAGCGACGCCTGTGGGTCGGCGAGGTGGACAGTCTCGACGCCTACTATTTAGGTATCAACGCCAAGGGCGGCTCGGCCACGGCGTTCTACCTCGGCGGGCTCGTCAAGCTCGGCGGCTACATCATGGCAATGGGCACCTGGACCTCGGACGGTGGCGCGGGACCGGATGACAATGCGGTGTTTATCACCAGCGAGGGAGAGGCGGTCGTCTACGCGGGCACGGACCCGAGCAGCGCCAGCACATGGGGATTGGTCGGTGTCTACCGGGTCGGGAAGCCCATCGGGCGGAGATGCATGATCAAATACGGTGCCGACCTGGTGATGATCACCGAGACCGGATTGGTCGCCGCGTCCAGCCTGTTGTCGGCGGACCAGAGCCAGTTTTCCGAACTCGCCCTGTCGGCCAAGATCAACGGGCTCGTCAACGCCGACGTGCGCGCCCATGGCAACATCACGGGGTGGGAGCCATTCATTTACCCGAAAGGCGCCATGCTGCTGTTCAATGTGCCCACGGGCGGCACGTCGGCGATTCAGTACGCGTTCAATGTTACCACCAAGGCGGCATGCCGGTTCACGGGCATGGACGCGCGGTGTTGGTCCCTGCGGGATGGGACACCGTTTTTCGCGACCGCGTCGGGGTCCGTTCACCAGTTCGACACGGGGGACACCGACGACGGAAAGGCCATCGAGGCCGACGCCGTCCAGGCCTTCGACGCCTTCAAGATCCCGGGCCAAAAGAAGGCGTTCAAGCGCGTCGAGGTGCTCGCCAGGGCCCCGAGCGATCCAGCATTCGCCGTCGAACTGAACACGGACTACGTGGTCACGGCGTTCTCCGCGGTAACGGCTCAACAGGAAACGAACACGGCCCTCTGGGACGTTGCCCTCTGGGATGCCGCCAACTGGGGAGACGATAACCAAATTTGGGGCGGCTGGCGCGCCGTGTCTGGCCAAGGGCGGGTCGCCTCTATTCGGGTACGGTCGGCTACCACGGTTGGCCGCGCGATGTGGCTGTCAACGAATTGGCTCTACGTACCAGGAGGCCCGCTGTGATCATTGAAGCGACGACGCCAGAGGAACGGAATCTCGCCGATCGGTGGCTCTCCGCCCGCATTCCTGGCGTGGACGGCGTGTCCGGGCCCTATGCGTTCCTGGCGGTACTGGGGGGAGACGGCGTCCAGGCGGTGGTGTCGTTTCACGACTATCAGGAACGATGCGGCACGATCCAAATCACCATGGCGGCGGACACACCCCGATGGGCCACGCGGGCCAACCTGAAGGGGCTGCTGGCGTATCCGTTCAAGCGTCTCGGCGTGAACAAAATATGGACGGCGACGCCCCTGGGGAACGCCCCGGCGATCACGTTCAACGAACGCCTCGGGATGAAGCGCGAAGCCGTGCTGCGGCACCAATTCGGTCCGAGATCGCACGCCGTCATCATGTCCATGATGAAGGCTGAATATCTCAAATCCAGGTGGGTGTAATGGGAAAAAGCCAACCGAAATCGCCCGATCCCGTGGCGACGTCGAACGCCCAGGGCGCGCAGGACCGCAAAACCGCCCTGACCAACATGGAAACATCCATGGTCAACCAGGTCACACCTTGGGGCGGCCTGAACTATGCCCAGACCGGGACATCGGCGAACGGAAACCCCCAGTACACCGCCACGCAGACGCTGTCCCCCTCCGGCGAGCGGCTCATGGGGTACGCCAACAATCTGCTCGACAACGTCGGCGACGGCCTCACCACACCTCTGAATCTGGGCTCCGCCGGGAAATATGCCGGGACTGCATATGTGAATAAGCTCATGTACGGTGCGCCCGAATATCAGGGCGGGCAATCGAAGTATTTCAACGCCGCGATCCAATCTCCCGTCACGAGATCGGCCGCGTCGGATATCCCTCTCACGGCTCAGGTCACCTACGACGCCGCACAGCGCGACAGGGTGGAGAAGGCTTTGATGGACCGCCTGCGCCCGCAATTGGACACCGCTCGCGGCGGCATGGAGTCCAGGCTTGCGGCACAGGGCTTACAACCCGGCACCGAGGCCTACGACCGCGCCTATGGCGCCTACGCACAACAGGAGAACGACGCTCTCCTGGGAGTGATCGCACAAGGCGGCGAGGAGCAGGCCCGCCAATTCAACATGGGGTTGCAAAACGCCCAGTTGGGAAATTCCGCGCAAGCGCAACAGTTCGGCCAGAGCTACGCCAACGCCCAGTTGGGAAACAGCGTGCGGAACCAGCTGTTCCAGGAAGGCCTTGCGCGCGCGGGCATGGACAACACGGCGCGGAGCGCCAGGTACGGGGAGGCGACGTCCCAGGCTTCGATCGCCAATGCGCAGCGGGCCGACGCGATCAACCAGATGCTGATGACTAGGAACCAACCGCTCCAGGACTACGCGGCGCTCACGGGGCAAGGGGCGGCGGGGTATGGGAGCTATGTCAACGCGCCGACATACAACCAGCCGAGCACGGACATCTCCGGGATGATCTACGGGAACTATGCGCAGCAGATGAATGCCTACAATGCCCAGAACCAGGGCCTGTATGGGCTGCTCGGCCAGGGGCTGATGGGCGGCCTGATGTTCGGTCTCAAGCCGTAGGGGAGAGCTAACGTGCCACAGATGACGAGCCCGTATGGACGCTACGCCCAGATGCTCATGTCGATGGCTGGGCAGTCCCAGCAATACAACAACGGCAGTCACCTGGGCGGCCTGGCCAGCATGTTGGGCCAGGGTCTCGCGGGGTATGCCGCCGCGAAGGACACGGCCTGGCAGCGCGAGGAAAAGGCGCGCGGCGAAGAGGCCCAAGGGAAGTTCACGAAGATGCTTTTAGACGCGGCGGCGCCGAAACCGCGCCAGGGCGGGAGTGCCTTGCCGGGATCGGACCTGTTCGCGTCGCCCGGGTCCATGCCCACGCCCACGCCCACGATCACGGAAGAGCGGGCGCCGCCTCCCATCGCGCCCAACGAATACGCCGGGTACATCCGCGACGCCAGCGCTGCCCACGGCGTGGACGCGGACCTGTTGACGCGCCAGATCGGCGCCGAGAGCGGGTTCAACCGCTGGGCACAGAGCCCGGCTGGCGCCCAGGGCGTATCCCAGTTCATGCCAGCGACGGCGAAAGAATACGGCATCGACCCCTGGGAGCCGGAACAGGCCATCGACGGGCAGGCCCGCATGATGAGCGACCTCATGAGGAAGTACGGCGGCGATCCGCGCCTCGCCCTGGCAGGCTACAACTGGGGTCAGGGGAACGTGGACAAGTGGCTCTCGGCGGGGGCCGACCCGGCGGCCATGCCCCAGGAGACGCGGAGCTATATCGATCAGATCATGGGGCCCCAGGGTCAAGGTGGGGCGCCCCAGGCCGCTCCCCAGCCCCAGGCCGCTCCCCAGCCCCAGCAGGCCACGCCGGATCGGATGATGGCGGTCGCCCTGGAGGTTCTCGGCAGTCCGTATGCCACGGAGGGGCAGCAGGCCCTGGCGTTGCAACTGGTTCAGCAGTCCATGCGCCAGGCGGGCCCGACCATGCGGACCCTGTCCCCACAGGAAGCGGGCGCCGCGGGGTTCGCCCCGGGCTCCGTGGTCCAACAGGGGGCGGACGGCGGCTTTCAGGTGGTCCAGGCTCCCCAGAGGACTCCTGATCGGGCGCCCCCGGCGATTATTCAGGAATACGAATACGCCAAGTCCCAGGGGTACCCGGCGACGCTGGAGGCCTATGTGCGGGACAAGGCGGCAGCCGGCGCGGGGATGGAGCCGCCACCGGCTGCCTACCTGAAGAGCTACCGAGAAAGCGCCGACGCCTTGGATGCGTCGCGGACCCTCGCGTCGATGGTGGACTCCTATATTTCCCTCATCGACCAAGGCGGGCTGTCCCTGGGGCCGGTCAGCGGGCCCCTTCAAGACCTCCAGAACTGGTCCGGCATGTCGTCGGAGGGGAGTCAGAACTACGCCCGGTTCCAGGCCGACGTTCAACGGATGGTCAACGAGAGCTTGCGCCTGAACAAGGGCGTGCAGACCGAGGGAGACGCCCAGCGCGCGGCGGAGGAGATCCTGCGGAACCTGAATGATCCCGGCGTGGTGCGAACGCAGCTGACCCGCTTGCGGGACCTGAACCAGAGCGCGGCCCTGTTCCACCAGCGGCAGATCTCCGACATCCAGCGGTACTATCCCGGGCTCGGGGCCGCTCCTCCGTCGCCCCAGCCGACGCGGCGCCTGCGGTACGACCCAAGCACCGGGCAGTTCGCCCCGGTCACGGAAGGCGGGCCGGGGATTAGCGAGGAGAGGGCAAGATCCAACGCGAGCGACAGGAAATACTAGATCGGATGCTCGTCGCAGAGTTCGTACGTGCCCCAGTTATGGAGCATTCCATATTCAATTGAGGCGCGGTCCTCCTCCGACAATGGCGGGTGCCATATGGCGCCCGTGCCGTCAAACTTCTCCCGCTCCTCTGGGGAAAAAGTGACCCGCACGCATTCATTGAACCCAGCCGGGAGCGGATAGGTTAGCTCCCGGTTGTCCTTGTGCACGGTCTGGGCCGACACGAGAACCGGGGCAACGACGGCGAGGGCGATGAGGACGAGGAAGCGCATGATCAGCCCTTCTTGGTCTCGCGGATAGCCTCGAGGATTTCGTCCTTGAACGCCTCGAAATAATCGACCCCGTACTCCCGGTCGTATTTTTCCTGGAGGGCTTGGTGCTTTTCTATCTCGTCCTCAAGCTCATGGATCATGTCCGAGTAGTCGAGGCCCTCCGGCAGAAACGAGTCCTGGAGGAAAGTCTCCTGTAAGCGGTCAATGATCTCGGAATTCATGGACCGACCCTTCGCCTCCGCTGCGGCTCGGATTTCCTCTCTCATGCCCTCTGGAAACCTAACCATGAACTGGTCTGATCCCCGGCTCGCTACCTTCTTAACCATGACGATCTCCCTGGGGCGCCTACGGCATATCACAAGCATAGGATCCCCCTTGACGCAATCCTATTACCAGCGTACTACTAGGCTGGTAATAGGTTGATCAGGAGGAGACTAATGGCGAGGGTATCGGGACGGGGGGCGGACCAATTCCAGCTACGCCTGCCCCCCGGGATGAGGGACACGATCAGGGCCCTGGCGGACCGGAGTATGCGGTCGATGAATGGGGAAATTATTTTCCGGCTGGGCCGGGACATTGAAAACGAGGCTTCTACGGAAGCGTCGATCGCCAGCGGCGGGGCATCAGGCGCCAACCGCATCCCCGCCGCTGGTTCTGAACCGAGGCTGTTAGCGCAGCCTCAGATAACCACCCGATCCAACTTGAAAGGATGATCGGATGAATGAGCAGAATATCACGACCTTCGCCTTCGAAGGCAACCCCGTCCGTATCATGGGCGAAGATGGCGACCCCTGGTTCGTCCTGGCCGATGTGTGCAAGGTTCTGGAGATCGCCGAATCGCACCGAGCGGCGGCTCGTCTCGATGACGACGAAAAGGCCCGTCATACTGTGACGACCCCTGGCGGCGACCAGGAGATGACCATCATCAACGAGTCCGGCCTCTACTCGCTGATCCTGACCAGCCGCAAGCCCGCCGCCAAGCGGTTCAAGAAGTGGGTGACGGCGGAAGTCCTACCCTCCATCCGCAAGACCGGCGGATATGGCGTTTCGGCGGTGGACCTGGAAAACCCCGCATGGCTTCGGTGTGCCCTCTTGGAATACACCGAGAAGGTCCTGACCCTGGAGGCCGAAGCCAACGAAAACCGGCCCCTGGTCGAGGGCTACAGGCGGATCGCCGTGGCGTCCGATGGCAGCATGTGCCTGACTGATGCCGCGAAGGCCGTGCGGATGCGCCCCAAGGACTTCATCGCCCACTTGTCCGAGAAGAAGTGGATATACCGGCGTGCGGGCAACGGCCATTGGGTCGGCTATCAGGACAAGGTCCAGGCCGGATACCTGGAACACAAGGTGACCGAGGTCTACCGTACCGACGGAACGACCAAGATCACCGAGCAGGTCCGTGTCCTGGCGAAGGGCTTGGCCAAGGTCGCCCACGACATGGGTCTCGACCTCGTCGCCTAAATGAAGCGACCCCGGGCGGTGCTGGCACACCTGCCCGGGGCCGCTCCTCCGTCGCCCCAGCCGACGCGGCGCCTGCGGTACGACCCAAGCACCGGGCAGTTCGCCCCGGTCACGGAAGGCGGGCCGGGGATTAGCGAGGAGAGGGCGGATAGGAACCTGAGGGGCTGCGGGGCTTTCTAGGAATCGTGCTCGTCGCATAGCTGGTATACCCCCCAGCCGTGTAGGATTCCGTACTCAATCGAGGCCCTATCCTCATCCGAGAGAGGCGGGTCCCATTGGGCCACCCGGAACCCGTGCTGAGCCTTCTTTTCCGGGCTGAGAATGGCCCGCACACATTCATTGAACCCAGCCGGGAGCGGATATGTTAGCTCCCGGTTGTCCTTGTGCACGGTCTGGGCCGACACGAGAACCGGGGCAACGACGGCGAGGGCGATGAGGACGAGGAAGCGCATGGGGCGATGATGCGCGCCCGGAGGGCGCGGGTCAACGATGGCCCGGGCTTGACTCTCACGGAACCGGGCGGCAATCCTCTCGCTCTGGTAGCGGTTATCGGTTTTCTGTTGGGGAGTGGGCTATAAAACGTCAGGGGGCAAAGGACAGGGCGGAGGCCCTCATCCGCGATATTCGTTCTGAGGCGGACGCCAGGGGGGTACGGCTTTCAGATGAATTAGCCCGCAGAGAATGGAGCGACGACGATGTCAACCGTCTGTGCAGAGAGCACTACCGAAGCGAGGATCGATTACTTAAGGAATACATTCTTTATGAATCTATAAGAATTAGGTTTTATTTGTCGGAAGTTAATGAGCTATTGCAGGGTTGCGCCAAAACTGCGGTGCTATTGTTTTGGGTGGTCTTGATTGGGTCTGCGGTGAAAGGTTTCTTTTAAAGACGCCGTGAGCACAATTGACTTGCAAAAATTTGCGTGCTCCCCCATGATCGGTGGATCGGGCCTCGAAAACCCGCAAACGTAGGCGGCGACGCCATCCGAGATTGGGCGACAATCGCTCATCGATTCGTCCAGGGTACTCATGCGCATGTCCAAGGCGTGAGCCTAAAGGCATGGGTGCACGTCCTACGTCGTGTTTTCGAGCCCTGGACACTGGCGGCCTCGAAACCGCCTCCACGTAGGAGCGACATCATGACCTATCACGACACCCGGACTCCGTCTGAAACCATTCCCCGCACCCTCAATAATATCTCTGTCGGCCAGCGCGCCGAAGACGGCTACCTCAACGCCACGGCCATGTGCAAAGCGGCGGGGAAACGCTTCCACGATTACCAACGGCTCGACACCACCGACGCATTCCTTCTGGCGCTTTCCGCCGAAACGGTAATTCCCGTAACGAGACTTATCAACAGCTTACGCGGCGGTAATGGCCCCCAGGGCACTTGGGTCCATCCCAAGGTGGCGATCCACTTGGCGCAATGGCTTTCCCCTGAATTCGCCGTGGCGGTGTCCACCTGGGTTTTCGATTGGTTGTCCGGCAAGACGGTCCCCGTCCGCGCCCATACCCGACGGAAGCCCCGCCCGGCGCCCATGCCCGGCGTCCACCTCCTCCCGGGCATGGGCGTCCTCATGACCGAGGACGGCCTCGTCACCTTCGACGCGACGAGCACCGACGTGTCAACAGGAGACCGGTGCCTCGTGGTGTACCACTACCACAGCCGCCCCCAGGTGCCGTTCGTTTCGACGGTCGAGGTAATCGAGTGCTCGCGGTACGGCGATTGGCCCGCCGAAACGGGGGTCGCCCATCTGCCGCGCCACATGGGCCACACCTTGACTGACCGCGCGTGCCGGGTTCTTGGACGCGTCGTCGGGCCACCCTCTCCGACACCGCCAGCCCGGAAAACCGACGGGGGTTGGGATGACCCCCACGCGGTCGCGGATCTGCTGATCGGCATGCGCTTCCGCAGGGACGAGATGTTCCAGCCCGCGTTGATCACCCCCGCCCAGGCCGAGGCCCTGCACCGCCAAGGTCGCCTTGGCCCGCGTCAATGGGCGCGGCTGGAAAAGCATATCCAGTGACCCACCATCGGCTGTGCCGCATCTACGGGCGGCACAACCTTGTCTTTCCCGATACCCAAGGGAAACAAGGCGGCGTAGGCTAGGGTTCATCCCCGCGTGCGCGGGGATGAACAAGCATTGCAAGGGGGTCGCGAAACGCTACCCCCTTCAAACCCCGCTTCGGCGGGGTTTTTCTTTAGGAGATAGTGGATGGCCGGTTTTGTCGAAATTGAGGGTCCGGACGGGACTGTCTTGGAGTTCCCGGACACCATGGATCAGGGCGCCATGCTGGAGGCCGCGCGAAAGCAGTTCGGCGCCCCGCCGGGCATGGGACAGGCCTCCGCGCCCGGGCCGACCGAGCCCACAGCTCCCGAAGCGGCCCCGGCCCTTGGGGGGTTGCGCACCGGCGCCAAGGTCGCGGGAGCGGCGATGGGCGGTTTCAACGACTCCCTGGCCGACGCGGTTGGGTTCCTCCCGGACATGACGGCGGCGGGTATGCGCGCCATCGGGCTGGACGATTTCGCCCCATCGGACCCCCGGTTCTATCGGGATGCCGTGCGGTCGGGGGTGCGCCGAATTGAAACCCTGGGGCAATCCGGGAACAGGCCGGAGCCGTCAACGCGTGGGGAGGCTGTCGCCCGCGGCGCGGGGTATGGTGCTGGCGACGCGGCATCCTTTGTGATCCCGGGGGCCATGGCGGCCAAGCTGGCCAGGGCCGGGGGCTTGGCGGCCAACGTCGGGCGCGAGCTTGCGGCGGCGCCCGCGGTCCAGGCCGGTGTCGGCGCGCTGTCGGGGGGCGTCGGAGAGGCCAGCAGCGACCCGGGCATGGGTCTCGCCGTTGGGCTCGCGGCGCCGTTTGGCCTGATGGCCGCGCATCGCCTTGTCACTCCGGCGGCGAGCCGCCTGTCGGCCCTGGAGAGGGAGAGCGTCAAAAAGGCCGCTTCCTTGGGGATCGAGTTGACCCCGGGGCAGGCAACGGGCTCGCGACCCCTCCAGGCCATGGAGAGCGTGTTCGGCACCTTGCCGATGACCAGCGGGCCCCAGGACGCGATCTATGGGGCTCAAAAAACGGCCCTGAACCGGGCGGCGATGCGCACGGCTGGCGTAAACGCCGACAACGCCGCCCCGGCCACCTTGGACGCGGCGTTCGGCGATATTGGGAGGGAGTTCGATGACCTCGCCTCGCGGACCACCCTCACCCCGGACACCAGATTTTTCGACGACATCGACGCCATCCGCGATGCCTACGTCCAGCGCCTCCCCTATGATATCAGGCCGACCGTGGAAAGCCGCCTGGATAACCTGGAATCGGTGAGGCAGGCTTTCGTCAACGGACAGCGCCCGCAAATCGGCGGCGAGGCCTACCGCGCGATTTCGACGGATCTGCGCCAGACGATCAGGTCGACACGGTCCCAACCGGATGTAAGTCGGGCGCTGTCTGGGATCGTCTCCGCTCTCGATGATCTGTTGAAGCGGTCCGGTGGTCCGGAACTGGCAGGCGCTTGGCAGGACACGCGGACCCGGTATCGAAACTTGGTCAACATTCGCGACAGCGTGGTGCGCACTGAGGATAGTCGCTCGTCCGGGGAAATCGGGTTCGGGGATCTGGCGAAGACGCTGAAGCAGGGCGACAAGGCTGGGTACGCGCGGGGCCGCGGCGGCGAACTGGCTGACGTTGCGCGGGTCGGGGAGTTCCTGGGGCCTCGCATCCCGAACAGTGGCACCCCGGAGCGGACCTATCTTCAGTCCATGCTGACAGGGCAAGGGACTGGCCAGTTCGCCGCGTTGGGTGGGGGCAGCGCCTACGCCCTAGGCGCCGATCCGATCACCGGCGCCGCGTTGGGGGCCCTGGCGCCTCGGCTTCTCCAAGCGGCGTACTACAGCCCGGCGAGCCGGGCCTATTTCCAAAACCAGCTTCTCCCTGGTCCAGCCTTGCGGCCTGGGTCGCTCGCGGCCATGCTCGCGGCGAGCGCGGTTGGCCCAACCAACTAGCCCCCCCCAGCCCCGTCGTGAGACGGCGCCCTTCCCTTGATGGAGTACGCCCATGGCCCGAGACGGCAACGGCAACTACAACCTCCCGCAGGCGGCTTTTCAGCCGAACACCACGATCTCCAGCGCGGCGGTAAACCACAATTTCTCCGATATCGCCGCTGCCCTATCCGGGTCTCTGGCCAAGGACGGCCAGACCGCCCCGACGGGAAATCTCGCGATGGGGGGATACGCGCATACTGGCGTCGGGAACGGCAGCGCCCGCAACCAGTACGCGGCGATCGGCCAGGTCCAGGACCAGGCGTTTTCATGGTGCGGCACGGCTGGCGGAACCGCGAACGCGGTGACGCTCTCGCCGAGCCCGCCGATCACCGCATATGCCGATGGTCAGCGGTTCTCCTTCCGAGCGCAGTCCGACAACACCGCTCAGGTAACCATCGCAGTGTCCGGCCTGAGCGCCAAAGACGTGACTTTCGGGACCGGCGTGGTCGGCGGTGAGTTCACCGCCGGAGCGGTCTACGACGTGGTCTTCGACGGCACGGACTTCGTAGTGAAAGGAGCCGGCGCCGCAATTCCTCCAGGCGTCATCCTGGATTGGGCGCTTCCCACGGCGCCCAGTGGGTGGGCGCTCTGTGACGGCGCGGCCCTGGCCACGGAGACCCCGGGCGGGCTACGTCAGGCCCTTCTCGACGCCGGGTCACCCTATGGCGTCAATGGGTCCGGGCATCCGCTTCTGCCTGATCTGCGCGGTCGTGTGACCACAGGCCGCGACGATATGGGCGGAAGCGCCGCTGGCCGCATAACGGGCGCGGGGAGTGGTATCTCTGGGACGACGCTTGGCGCCTCCGGTGGCGCGGAGACGGTGACGCTGACGACGGCGCAGATCCCGTCGCACCGGCACACGGTCGGGACGACGCCGATCAGCGCGGCGCGAGACAGTGCCGGGACACCTGGTGCGACGCAAGGCGCTGATAATACAGGGTTTTTTGGTGGCGGAGATCCTCACGGGAACATGCCTCCGCTTCTCGTCATCAACAAAATCATCAAACTGTAGAGGTCCGCCATGAGAATCACGATCATCCCGTCTGATCAAATCGTAATGATCGATTACGAAACGGCCTATTTCGAGGACTGGACTTTTGGCATGGAGGATATCCACGCCGTCCAGTGGTGGCACACTTATGGGACCGTCGAACCGGTCCTCGGCGCGGCATATGCCATACCCAGCATCGACCCGTGGCAGCATGTCGTCGACGCGGCGATCGCTCTCCTAAATGGGTCCTGATGCAGAGGACGGACGCAGAAGTGTAATCGACGACCGTGCCCGCCATCACGCACCCGCCCCCGAGCGGGCTTTTTTGTGCCTGGAGACCAGTATGACCGATGAACAGCAAGCGGCGCGAGACGCCATCCATATTGCCGGGGGGCTTGGGGGTTATGTCGCCATGGCTGCCGGGGCGCGCCTCCTCTGGCATCGGCGCCTCGTCCGCTTGGGCCACCGCCGTTTCTGGTCCTGGGATCTGGCGTGGGAACTGCCGACTGCGGCCCTCTCCGCCGTTATCGGGGGCGGTTTGGCCGAGTACCTGAATCTCGAAGGTCTTTCGTCCTACGCCCTGGTCGGAATCGTCTCGTGGCTCGGGCCACGGGGAATGGAAACCGCTTTGGCGAGATTCCTGAAATGAGGATCTGAAGATGAGCACCTTCAAACTGTCCACTCGCTCCCTGGCGCGCCTGGAGGGTGTGCACCCGGACCTCGTCCGCGTGGTGAAAACAGCGATAGCCATGACCGAAGTCGACTTCGGAGTAACGGAGGGCTTGCGCACGGAGGCGCGGCAGAGGGAACTTGTGGCCTCCGGCGCGAGCCAGACCCTGCGCTCTCGCCACCTGACCGGCCACGCCGTCGATCTGGTAGCCTATGTTGGCGCCGAGGTCCGGTGGGACTGGCCGCTGTACCACAAGATCGCGGTGGCGATGGATGCGGCGGCGCTGACCGAAGGCGTACCGCTGGAGTGGGGCGGGGATTGGCCGACCTTTCGCGACGGCCCCCACTTCCAACTGCCCTGGGCGGAGTACCCGGCATGATCGGTGAAATCGTTTCCGGAGCGGCTTCCGGCATCATCGGCCCCATCGCTGGGCTGATAGACAAGCTGTTTACCAGCGACGACGAACGCGCGGCGGCCAAGGCCCGTCTGCTGGAGTTGCAGCAGACGGGGGAGCTTCGCGCCCTGGAGATCCAGATGTCGGCGATCCTGGCAGAGGCCAACTCGTCCGATCCATGGACGAGCCGCGCCCGCCCGGCTTTCCTCTACCTGATGTATGCCGTCATCGGCCTGTGCGTCGGAGGGGGCATCCTGGGCATCTGGTGGCCGGACTCGGTGACGGTGGCGGCCCAGAACATGACCAATCTGCTCGGGGCCATCCCCGAGGATTTGTGGTGGCTTTTTGGCGCCGGGTACCTGGGGTATACGGGCGCCCGCAGTCTTGATAAGCGGGCCGGGCGGGGGCGCTAGCCCCATTCCGAGACGACGAGTGGGGTTGCCCCCATCGCCGCGTCGATCGCGGCCTTGATCGCGTGCGCCTTGCTGAGATGCGAGAGCTACCCTAATAAGAACATGTGCGGAACATCTCTTCGGGAGTTTTTCGGGACATTTCTCCGAAACGGACCAATAACCGTGGAAAAATTCCCCTTCTGTTCCGCGACCTCGCTCTTGCCATTCTGGCCGTGAAGCCCTAGTTTCCCTCCCTGCCCAATTGGTCTCGGGGCGTAGCTCAGCCAGGTAGAGCGCTAGCTTTGGGAGCTAGAAGCCGGAGGTTCGAATCCTCTCGCCCCGACCAACGTTGGACACCGGATTTTATGCGTGTTGTCCGTTGAAGGAACCACGCTTCATTGGGGAGACATGGGAGCAATGGCGACCAAGGCGCGCATCTATCAGCCGGCCAAGACGGCCATGCAGTCCGGCCGGGCCAACACCCGCAAGTGGATCCTGGAATTCGAACCCACCGAGAAGAAGGTCACCGATGGCCTGATGGGTTGGGTCGGGTCCGGCGACATGAATACCCAAGTGCGCCTGAAGTTCCCCACACGGGCCGAGGCAGAGTCCTATTGCAAGCGCGAGGGTATCGCCTTCACCGTGACCCTGGCCAACCCGCGGCACATCAAGCCCAAGGCCTATGCCGACAATTTCGCCTTCAAGAAGGTGAGCTGA